CACATGATTACTAAGATGTGGATGGATGGTCCAAACGGGCTAGGAAAATTAAAGATTTTACCAACTCCAATGGGTAAGTTAGTTCAGACCATGTTGGAATCAGGGGTAAAACTTGGTGTTTCAAGTCGTGGTTCAGGTAATGTAAACGATTTGGATGGCCGAGTAAGTGATTTTGAAATAATCACAGTAGACATTGTTGCCCAACCCAGTGCTCCAAATGCATATCCCAAAGCAATTTATGAAGGTCTTATGAATATGAGACACGGTCATAAAGTGTTAGAGATTGCAAGAGAAGCAAGAGGCAACAAGCAAGTAGAGAGGTTCTTAGGAGACGAAATTAAACGTCTCATTAAGGACTTAAAAATAGACTAAACTTTATTAGAGGGGAAATCAGCATGTTAGATGCTATCAAACCATTAATTGATTCAGGTCTCATTAACGAAGACGTTGCAGGAGAAATTGATTCTGTTTGGAACGACAAGTTAAATGAAGCCAAAGATCAAGTTCGAGGTGAACTCCGTCAGGAATTCGCACAAAGATACGAACATGACAGAAATGTGATGGTTGAAGCCCTTGATAAGATGATAACTGAGTCTCTAAGTGAAGAAATTAAAGAATTTCACGAGGAGAAGAAGGCAATCAACGAAGACCGCGTTAAAGCCAAAGTAAAACTTTCTGAGCAAGCAACAAAGTTTAATGAATTCATGGTTACTAAACTAGCCGAAGAAATCAAAGAACTACGTGCTGATCGCAAAGTTCAAATGGAAAACCAAGATAAACTTCAAACATTTATCGTGCAAGCACTAGCAAAAGAAATTAAAGAATTTGCTCAGGACAAGCAAGCAGTGGTTGAACAACGTGTTAAGTTGGTCGCAGAAGGTCGTGAAAAACTTGAAGCACTCAAACAGAAGTTTGTTGCTGAAAGTTCTAAGCGAGTTTCTAGTGCAGTTGCATCACATCTCAAAGGTGAATTGTCACAACTTAAAGAAGACATTCAAATTGCTAGAGAGAACTCATTTGGTCGTAAGATTTTTGAGACATTCGCATCAGAATTCTCAACAACTTATTTAAATGATAAGGCTGAGACACGTAAAATTGTCAAGGCTTTTGAAGCAAAAGAGAAAGAACTAGCGGATTCAAAAGCCCAACTTGCGGAAGCAATGAAGGTAATTGAATCAAAAGACAGTGAAGTTCGCATTATTAAAGAGTCCACTCAGCGTGAAAAAGAACTAGATTCACTTTTAGAATCTTTGAACAAAGAAAAGGCTCATGTAATGAGAAGTTTGCTAGAAAGCGTCCAGACACCAAAATTGAAGGCCGCTTTTGATAAGTATTTACCAGCCGTACTAAACACTGGAAGTGAAAAGAAAGCGAAAGCTCCTTTAACTGAAAGCGTTTCAGTAGCAGACGGTAATAAATCTGCCAAGAAGATTGAAAAAGAGACCGCTGACGAGTCTTCAAACGTCATCGATCTCAAGCGTCTGGCAGGGCTTGCAAATTAATTAATACGAAGACATATTAGGAGAAATAAACCATGTCACAAGTACTCTTAGAAAGCCGTTGGGACGAGACCAAAGACGCCCTGTTAGAAGGCTTAAAAGGTAATCGCCGCTCAACAATGGGTGTAATCCTTGAAAACACCCGCAAGAGTCTCTTAAACGAGAACGCTACCGCTGGTAGCACCTCTGCAGGAAACATTGCTACACTTAACCGTGTGATTCTTCCAGTAATCCGTCGTGTTATGCCAACTGTTATCGCTAACGAACTCGTTGGTGTACAGCCCATGACCGGCCCTGTTGGACAAATCCACACATTACGTGTACGTTATGCTCAGTCTTTGACTGACAATTCAGCAGCCGCTACTTCTGTAACTGCTGGTGAAGAAGCATTATCACCATTCAAAATTGCACAGGCTTACTCACGTACAGCCCAAGCAACTGCGACTGCAAACTCCTATACTGGTGCTGATACAGCAACTTTAGAAGGAAACGGTGGTAAGCAAATCAGTGTGCAAATCTTACGTCAGGCTGTAGAAGCCAAATCACGTAAGTTGCAAGCACGTTGGACATTTGAAGCCGCTCAGGACGCTCAGTCTCAGCATGGTATCGATGTAGAAGCAGAAATTATGGCTGCTCTTGCACAAGAAATCACTGCTGAAATTGACCAAGAGATTCTTTTATCTCTACGTACCTTGGCAGCAACTGAGTTCACATACAACCAGGCAACAGTTTCTGGTACAGCAACATACGTTGGTGACGAGCATGCCGCTTTAGCAGTTCTTATCAACAGAGTTGCAAACTTAATCGCACAGAGAACACGTAGAGGCGCAGGTAACTGGGCTGTTGTGTCTTCTGCCGCATTAACTGTACTACAATCTGCTACTACATCAGCATTTGCACGTACAACAGAAGGTACATTTGAAGCACCTACAAACACTAAGTTTGTTGGTACATTAAATGGCTCTATGCGTGTATTCGTTGACTCTTATGCTCCTGACACTCAAGCAGTGTTAGTTGGTTATAAGGGTTCTTCTGAAACTGATGCAGCCGCTTTCTACTGCCCATATATTCCATTAATGAGCAGTGGTGTTGTACTAGATCCATCAACATTCGAACCAGTCGTATCATTTATGACCAGATACGGTTATGTCGAATTAACAAACACTGCGTCATCGTTCGGTAACGCGGCTGACTACGTTGGTGAGATCGCAGTTCAAAACTTAACTTTCCAATAAGCCGATTATCGTCTTACGAAAGTAACGAGTTAATAACTCACAACC